AGCAACACTCCTTTTGTTGTCTTCAAGTACGCCAAGTATCCATTTGTACACCTTCTTTGTGCTGTAGGGTAATAGTCCCATCTTCCTGCAGAGCACTAGCGCAGTGAGCGTACATGCTGCACCTGCAGACCAAAACCTATTCTCAGCAGCCAAACCAGCCTCAGAGTCCACCTTCAACTGCGTGGCTTTTAGTAACGCTTTAACGTCGTCTAAGTTGTTTATGACGTACTGCACAAACGGTACACCTGCATGGCCGTAGTTGTTCTGTAGAGCTAGGGCAAACGCATCGGTGGCTTCTTTAGTGTTTGCGCTCTTGTAATGCTTGCTGACTTTGTACTCAAGTATGCGCTGTGCTTCTGCTTTCGGCGCTTGTTTGTCCATCATTATCTTTTCTATCAGGCTAGTGTTTGCGCTGGATACAGTCATAAAACTCCACGCATACCCATTGAAACGCTCTATGTTCGCACTGCTAGTCAACCTACGCCGCTGCTTACCGCCGTATAGCTGGTATGCCATATCACTAAGCTCGCTAGGCGACATATTTGTAACCTCGTCCATAAAAAACGGTAGGTTGTGGTATATCTCAGCCCTATTCATCTTGGCTAAGTACTTGTCTTCTTTGCTCAGTATAAGTTCTTCTGGATTACCCCACACACCTAGCCCTGCAAACTGTGCGGTTGTTTTACCAAGCCCAGAATCATCGCTATGTAGGTGGAGCATAGAGCAGGACACAGGCATGAGTTTCATCAATATAGAACCAAATGCCGCACCTAAGACGTACTGATACGCCTCCTGCCCGTCTTGATCTAAGAAGGCTATTGTTTCTTTCCAATCCTCTAGCGTGCCCTTAGATTCAAATGCAGGGAACATGGCAATGGTGTTTGACGCGGGTGGGTTGAAGTCTATGCGATCACCAAATATCTCTTGGTTGCCTAGCACAAATGACTTCATATCATCATCTGTCCAACCAAACTGTCGGTGAGCAGTTTCTGCAACAGACTTAGCCTGTAGCTCGTTCACCCACGTAGTCGTGTAGTCCATAAGCTCATCCATCCTCTTTATGGCTACGCCTTGAGCGCTCATGTTTTTACGGAACTCTTCCCGTGAAGTAACAGCAGTCAAGGGTAGCGTAAATTCACGCATACCATCTTTCGGTAAGTGTAGGCACATAACGACTGATTCACCAAGTTCGGGGTCATGTACGCGCTTAACCACGTATATGTCATTGTGGTAAATAAGTTTATCTTCTGGCTCACCGTCTGGGCCGTTCGCCCTTACATATATACCGCCATTTGCCCCACGGAAGTACGGTCTCGGGTACTCAGGTATCACATACGTTTTAGTGGGTGCGTTTGGTAGTGAGGCAGATACTGTCTCTACTACGTTGTCCTCATCAGTCGCTTCAATTATGTGTCGGCCTAACACTATGGGGGACTTTATCTTGCCCCAGTACGGACACTTTCGGCATACCTTTGGGTTGAACTCATCAAACTTAACGCACTGGTACGGGCCTTTTATCAAGTCCATTTTGTACGCTGTGTCTTCTGGTGTGTAGCCTTCGTGCCCCCTAGATATAAAGTGTGCCGCCTTTTCTGAGTCTGAGCAGAACTTGGCTATGGATAGCCCTGCCCTCCACATAGGCTCCGAACAGTTCTCTTGGTCGTTGATAATCGTTTCTAACTGCTTACAGCCAGAACCCAGCTTTATCTTGTTTACTATTGTCCCAAACTTGTTTTCACTGTTGCCCATCAACGCTTGCATAACAGCGTTAGCTCCACTACGCGCATTGCGTTGGGGTACAGGCAGTGAGTTCTTACCCAGCAGTTCTGCGAACTCATCAAAGTCTACAAGCGGCGGGGGTTCCACCCCATACATGACCACTCCACTAGGCGGGTCAGTCTTGTGGTTGTGTGTATTGACTACACGCAGGACTCTCGCTGCATCGGCAGTAACAGCGGGGTCTGCTAGAAAGTTACGTTGTGCGCACTGCGCCTTCAACTGCTCTGCTACAGGTAGCCAATCGTCTGTGGGGACTGCCTCCTGTAAAGCCCAGTAGACGTGTATCCCACGCCCTGAGTTAATCATTAGAGGTTTGGGCAGCTTAAGTTCTTTAGAAAACCTACGTAGTTCGGCTACTGCTTCTTCTTGTGTTGCGAAATCTTTACTAGGGCCACAGTCTAAATCCAAGAAGAACGCCTTAAACGCTAGCGTATTATCTACACGACGCGATCCAGCTTCAGAAAACGTAGCTAGCGCGAAGTAAACATCGTACCCCTGCGCATCAAGGTGATTAGCGGTGTCCACCACGTCATCTAGCGACGTGAAGAACATCTGTTTCCTTTGGTCGTTTGCTAGGTGGTTAGCGAATACACAGTAGTTACCTGTATCACTGAGCACCCTACTTAAAAATTGCTTGGTGTGCATGACTATTACTCATAACCGAAAGACACCGTGGCAGGGGTGTCGGTACACCCTTTTCGATTACTCTAGCCACGATGGTAGTTATGGAGCTTTAGTCGTCCCACTCATCAATCACAGCAGTGACCGCCTCTTTCTCTTCCTTTGGAGCTGCGGACTTCTTCACCATTTTCTTAGGTTCTTTTACTGGAACATCTTCTTCCCACTCGTCTTCTGCGGGAGTAGCAGCTACAGGTTCTGGTGTTGCCTCGACAGCGAATGCACCACCATCACCACCTTCAACGGTGAATCCTTCCTCCTCCTCAAACGGATCTCTAGCCTGCATGGGCACATACTTAAGCACCTGCACTGCTCTTGGTCGGAGCTTGACTCCTGCTGTACCATCTACAAAGTATGGGTGCAGAGAGACCTGCACGTTGATCGTGCTGCCGCTGGTCAGCATAAACCCGCTAGGCAATGGCGTTCTCTTTGCGTCTACCTGTGATGGCGGTCTGCTAGCCTCACCGTTGTAGGCACCTTCAGTTCTGGATTTGTGTGTCCAGTTACCGTTTTCATCTTTCTTGAAAGGGCGCTCAAAGGTCTCAGGCCAACTGCTGTTGCCATCAGCGCGTTTAGTTTCATACGCATCTTTCATAGCAGACCACAGACCTTTAGCCTGATCGGTGCTCATAATAAAGCTAAGCGAGAACTCTGCGCCTTTCTCTGTAGCTTCGCACGGTACGCTTTTGTTTTTAGCGTTGTCCCATCGGTAAGTCTTGTCGATCCTTGGATATAACGCTTCCACGCCTTTCAACAAGTGTGTTGCTGTATCAGCCATTTTTATGTTCTCCTAAACATCTGTGTTTATGCTATTTCACTCACAGTAAACCCCTCCACCTCATCGAATGGCGATGCTGCACTACTCCACACTGGCGGGGCACTGAAGGTAATCGCTTTCAATGTATCGGGATGTTTCTCAAGCTCCATAGCAATCTTAAGTTCGGCCTCGTCTAACACCCGCATGGGTCTAAAACGTAGCCTTGGTGCGTAACTTGTCTGCTCAAAACAGATCCTAGTCACGACGGTTGTAGCAGAGGTGTCGTGCTTAACTAGGTGCTTCACGTAGTTTTGCATTGACATCCAGCCGCGCTCAGCCTCACCAAACAAACTTGTTGCTGGTAGTTGTAGCTGAAACACGTCATATAGATTGTCCTCTACAATAGTAACGGCGATTCTCTGTAAGAACTTACAAGCTCTTGAACCGCCTCCTCCTGATCCCCGTATGTTCTGTTCACAATCTATGCAGCGCGTTGACTGTCTAGTTTCTGCTGGAACATCTGGGTCAGGTGCCTGTGTGTTTGATGACCAGCAACTAGGGCTAGCTGCACGGTTAGGGTCATAGCTCCCTGCGTAAAACATACGTGACATACCTGCGGCATTTACAATCACGACATCTAAAACATCAGAGTCTATTTCTACCTCTTTACCGTCTACTACCTTACGAAACTTACCGTCCCGTATGCTGATCTTCTTGAAACTCATACTACAGGTCTTCGTCCAAATCCCCTACCGCTTCGACACGCTCTTTAACATCTTCAGCAAGCTCGTTTGCCAAAGTATTTACAGCTATGTTCTCTATAACAGTATTGGTTTCATTCAAATCTGTGTTCATAAGAGCGAAGATCACACGGTTAAGGTCAAAACGATACGTCTTACCTACGTGTATGTACGTATTTTCTGGTATGAGGTTAGCTCGCAGCCATGAACGCACGGTGCTCACAGACACTTTTAGCTGCTTTGCTACCTCGTCAATGTCCACTAGGTTTACTTGCTCGGTCACTTCTTTTTCCTTACGTTGATTGTGTACTCAGTATTAGCATTCAAACCTTTAGGTAGTTTCTCAGGGTTCTCCTCCAACCATTCTTTGATGGCTTTTTGGTGGAGCCGCTGCTGTAGGAACTCTGGCACTTGCTCTTCTATAATGAACTCACGCATCTCTTCCCAGTTATTAGTCTGGTACACGGTCTTGGTGGTTTTATAAAAGGTGCCTGTGTCGGTTGACACGTTCTTAGCTTTGGTTGCGTCAAGATGCTTCATCATTTCGTCTTTGATGAGATCCTGCTGTTCACTGAGTTTTCTGTCTTCTTTATCAAAATCAGACTTAAGCTCAGCACGCTTGTCCCTGATCTTCAGATAAACCTTTATCAGCTTATCTGTATCCACGCTGTTTGATTGCATTTAGGTTCTCCAATTACCTAGCAGTACACTTTAATGGTAAGCAACTATCTAATCAAGTATTTCCTTGTATAAATCTATTATCTTTGTGTGATCGTTGATTCTATTATCTAGTAGTGAGTACACACGTTTCTCTGCGAAGGAGCCTTGCAACTGCACCACCGTACATTTGTGATCCTGCCCAGAGCGATGCACGCGAGCATTAGCTTGCGCGTAAGTTTCTAACGAGCTTGTCGGCCCCCACCATACCACTGTATTCGCCGCAGTCAGTGTAACCCCGTGGGCTGCTGCAGCAGGTTGAATTACCAACACCTGTGGCGACGCGCTGGTTTGAAATCGTTTGAATATGTCTGTGCGTTTAGCGGCTCCCACATCTCCTCTAATAATCTCAGTGGGTATACCGTCGTTTATAAGTTTATCCGCCAGTATGTCTATGACGTGCTTGAACGGCACGAATACCAAGACCTTCTTGGTTGATTCGTCTATCACCTCACGAAGAACTTTATAGCGATGCTTGATGTCAAACTCTAAAGAGTCACCGTCATCCGTATACACTGCACCGCTTGAGATCTGCAGCAACTTATTCATGTTCACGGCGGCGTTGGCTGCGGTTATTTGCTCCCCAGCGGCCTGCATGACCATAGTATCTTTAAGCTGCTTGTAGTATTTCTTCTGCTGCCTAGTCATCTCAACCGTGCGTTTGACGTACACCATGTCTGGTAGGTCAAGGCACTCTTCTTTTGTAAACCTAATCGCTGGCTGCAGTGCTTTGAATACTGTGTCTGTAGCGTTCTCCTTGGGCACCCACTTAAAGTTAGTGACCTTCTGCATCACCATGTCACGGAAAGAACTAAAGAATCTAGGTACAGCGCTAGGGTTTACTAGCTTTGCTAGCCCAAACGCATCGACGGGGCTTTGCGCTGCTGGCGTGCCCGTCATCATCCACAACCACATGTGCGGAGCTAACAACGCATTCAACGTCTTCCAACGTCTAGTCTGTGGGTTCTTATAGTGTGTAGCTTCGTCCACTATGATTAGATCGAAGCCCCCAGCGGCTATGGCATCAGCCACTATCTCAACACCGTCGTAATTAATAATCACGAACTCGGCACCGCTTTCTATTATCTTGCGGCGCTTAGGTGCAGCACCGTAGGCTATGTCTGCACTTCTGTGCATGGCGAAGGTGAACAGATCATCCATCCACGCTGACTCCATGATGGACAGGGGGCATATCACGAGTACACGCGAGACGTACCCTTTGCTCATCAAGTAGTCAGCGGCCCATATAGCACTTGCTGTCTTGCCAGTGCCTTGCTCGTTAAAGCAGAACGCTCTTTTGTTCAAAGTGAAGAACTCAGAAGTAGTCTTCTGGTGCTTCATCGGTGCGTGCTTTCCCGTCCAATCGTATCGTGTACGTATCGGGGAAGGTACGTTTATATTTAAGTTCTTTAGAACGTGAGCTTCTTCCAGCCCCCAGTTCACAATTACTTTGTTGTCTTGAAGCTCTTTGCTTTTAGGTATAACGCTCGTAACTTTTTTAGGGTCACGCAACCTAAGCAACAAGGCTTTGTTATCCACAACCTTCATGCTGTTCTCCAAATGCCGCCTTTAGCACCCACGGACGGCGCGTGGTATCAACCCTTCTGATTCCGCAATGCGTGGACTTGCTTTCCAAGCAAATCAGAAGGACGTGCTATCTCTTTTTACTGTGTCCGTTTCTACTACGGTTCTTGCTTCGGCTCTCTACCTTGTAGCCATCTTTGTTGGTACCACCTCTACTCAACATTTTGTTATGGCTAACGTCTTTGCCTTCGCGTTTATCTGCTTTGCCGTTCTTATTGGCATCGCGTCCTGTCTTATCCATTGCTCGGCGTGCGCGTTGTCGCTCCATACGATCCGCGTGCTCACCCCTTGCCACCTGCTGACGATACTCTTTTTTGTAATCTCGTTGTCGTCTACGCATCAGTTCCTTCCGTTGTGTGGGCACTCTAAGACTTGGCACCACTGCTTACACAGTCCGCTAGGCTTTGGGTTCCACACATCATTGTCGAAAGCCGCTTGCATACTGTTGTAGTTACTCATCCATTTATCCCACAACGCTGTCTCATCCTCAAGCGCGTAACGATCTTTTATAAGATCTTCGCTTACGACAAACAAAAGCCCAGCCCGTACAGTCTCTACTTCGGGGTAGTGCTTGAAGGTAGCCAAGGCCATAAGCTCTAGCTGCCCTTTGTCAGCATATCTTGCCGACTTACCTGTCTTGTAGTCAATGACCCAAGCCAACTTATCTTCTTCATTGAGGATCAACAAGTCTGCGATCCCTCTGAACCAAACGTCCCCATCGTAGAAGCTGCACGCTTCAAGGCTTTCAGTCAGCCCCATCTTGATTTCGCACAGCTTATCGCCCTTCTTGGCGTTCAGTGCGTCAAGCATACCCTGTGCATACTTAAAGCGTGGGTCTAGCTCTCCACCGTCACGTATGTATACCTCTGCCGCTTTGTGAAACTCGTCGCCATACTTGATGGCATCGGTCATCTTAAACGGATACTTCTTTACAACTTTCTCGTAGTAAAACTGTTTCGGGCACTGCTGGAATGCCTTAATCCTACTAAATGACCACGGTGCAGCACTCAATTATTCACAGTCTCCGTATGTTTTAGCCACACCACTCTCGCAATCCAGTGGTAGCCCCTCTGCCCAATCTGGTACGAACCGCATACACTCTTCAATGTACTGCTGTGCTTCGTTAACTTCTTCCTCTGGCACACATGCCACAATAGAGTCATGCACTGTCAGAACGGGTGGATACTTCTTATCTATAAGTAGCATCTGTTCTGAGATAATACAACGCGCTATCGCCTGACATGCGTTCTCCACAAACTTCCCACCGTATATCTTGGTGCGGCCTCGTCTAGTCTTGTATGTAAACTCCAGCCCTTTCTCATTCTGTTCGCCCGTAAGATCTTCATACCGCATCACTAGACCTGATGGCAGCCGGACACCTTGTAACGCAGCTATAGGTTCTATCACAGATTGCTCACCTATACTGACCGCTGAGTTCTTAGACAGTTCCTCTAGCATAACATTAGCATCGCGCCATAGCTTATTGATTTTCCAGTTGGTTTCGCGGTAGATGTTTATGACCCTACGGCACTCGTCCATAGGTAGCTCGACGCCGAAGTTCTTAAGCTGGTCTTGGAACCGTAAAGCCCCCATGCCATACCCAGCACCAAGTATCGTGGTCTTGCCTACGAACCGCTGTTGTGGGGTTATGTCCTCCTCCCGCACATCGTAGATCCGCGAGGCCATCTTGACGTACACATCTTGCTTGTTGCGGAACGCTTCGGTCAGGTCATCCTGTCCTGCGAACCATGCCAACACTCTCGCCTCTATCTGCGACGAGTCACAGTCTATGAGCATGTAACCTTCGGGGGCCATGATGCTTTTCTTTAACATCTTACCGTCAGGCCCACGGCTAGGTAGGTTCTGTATGTTGATCTTGTCTGATCCACCCCATCTACCCGTGTGTGCGGCGTAGTACCTCACTGGAACCGGCAGAGTTCCACGCTTCGCAATGTCTATGAAACGCTGCGTGCGTGTTTCTTCCAACGTGCTTTTGTTCCCAAGACGCGCAGCTACTAAGGCTTGCACGTTTAGGCTGTCGTGCTCTGCTAATGCTTTGAACCCCTCGTCTGTCTTAGCAAACGCATAGGTTTCTTTACCCGTCGCTGGGCTTGTCTTGGTGGGCGGTATGGCACCTTGCTCTTTGAGAAGTTCTGCAAACTTATCGTTACTCATCAACTGCTTCTTGTCAGTTATGTTTGCAGCTTCTAGTAACTCGTCCTTACGGTCACGTATACTGATTAGGTGTTGTTCCAACAGGCCAAGGTCTAGCTCAAGACGGGCCTCAATAAACATACGCAGAGTGCAGTCTATGACCTTAAGTTCTTTCTTCGGGAACATAGATTCGTTCATCAATGCGAACAATTTGTATGTCAGTTCCACATCGTTGATGCAGTAGTCGCCATACTTATCTAGTTCCGACTCCGTAAAGTCCTCTCGTCGTTTGCCGAGCGCGTTGAGTACTTCGGTTCCCTTCTCGCCGACCCCATAGCGTTCTGATAGCGCTTTGAGGCTTGCACCAACCTCCACGCCATGTAAGCCACGCCCCATGCACATAGTATCAGCCCAAGCGCGAGGGCGAATACCAAATAGCCAAGACAATATAGCCCCATCAAACATGGTGTTGTGA